GAATACGTAACATCAAAAGGTGTTTATTTCAATGATGATTATATTTACAGAACTATTAGTAGATTTGTATCTACTAATTTTACAATATATCCAAGTAACTTTATTAACATGACATGGAATCATCTTAGATATATGGTCATACACGCAAATGAAAATGCAAACGAACACAAAGAAATTGAAATTTATGTGACAGCAGATGAAGCAATTAAACTATTTGATTTTATTATTGATGGTGATGATGATACAATATATGAGGTTATGACCGACAATAGTAAAATTTTTGTCAAACATTATGGAGATGTTTTTAATATGTCTTCAAGTATTGAAGATATCATATCTTATTATGTAAAAGACAATTTCTATTGTCTCCAAAGAAATAATGTTTTAAAAGTTTGTAAAAGAGCATTATACAATGAATATGATGTCAAGAGAGCTCGTTATTTTTAAGATACTTTAAGATACTTTAAAGGAATTGAGCATTGTTTCATAACCTAGTTTAAATAATGATTGTTTATTTTCCATATCAAGATCAAAATCAAGTGAATTATTATCACAATTGATTGTAATAATTTTCTGTTTTTTGTTACTATTTGATTGTTCTCTTCTATGCATATCATCAAATATACATGAAATTACTGCTTGAGAAAACTGATATATGTCAATGGGAGCATTTTCATGTTCTGATGTATTAGAACATGAAAATAGATTAATACCTAATACTCCTTTAGATTTTATATTACTAGTACTATGTTCTTTATTTTCCTTTGTAACTTCCTCAGGCGAGGGGGTTATGGGGGACAGCTGTCCCCCAAGCTGTCCCCCAAGCCATTCATGATTAATCATGAAATTTTCAAGAAGTCCACCGTCAATGTACATATCATCATTATATTTAACTGGTACAAAAATGTAAGGTATTGCCATACTGCTCTTTAAAGCTATTATCACTTTCATATCTGGACTAGTTTCATGATTAAAATATACAACCTTTTTGGAATTTAATGAAATAGCATTAATACATAATCTTTTTCCAGTTTGTTTATATAAATCTGCAAATGTGCAGATAACACTCACACTTTTAACAGTGAAAAGTTTAATAATTAATCCTTCCATGCCTGAAAAATCATCTAATCCATAATTACATAAAAAATTCATAATATTTATTCTGTGAAAATCAGAATAATCAAAATGTATGAACACATCGTAAAGCTCTTTGTAAGTATATCCGATACATAAAAGAGTAGCAAATAAACTACCGATTGATGTTCCCATATATGTTTTTAAATTAGGTAATATTCCAACTTCATCTAGATGTTTAATCACTCCAATGTAACAATATCCTTTTGAACCTCCCCCAGAAAATACTATTGTATCTAATTCAAGAGGATCAAGAGGATCAAGAGAATTACTATCAGTAGATGTATTGTCATTAGACATAATTTTCCTTTTTTTATTTCCTTTGCATGTTTATTTCTTTTATATGTTTTAGGATTAATAAGGAACATTCCTAAGCGAGGGGGTTATGGGGGACAGCTGTCCCCCAACTAAGCGAGGGGGTTATGGGGGACAGCTGTCCCCCAACTAAGCGAGGGGGTTATGGGGGACAGCTGTCCCCCAACTAAGCGAGGGGGTTATGGGGACAGCTGTCCCCCAACTAAGCGAGGGGGTTATGGGGACAGCTGTCCCCCACAATTTTACTAAGAAATATATCTTTTTTGGTTATATGTTCTTTTTGTAAATCGTTAAATTTTTCATAGTATTTATCATAAAATTCTTTGTAAACTGCACGAAGTCTGTCAATAGCTTCGTAATGACTCACAGTGTCAAAACAATATTTCATCTTATTATAATCGTATCCTATCAAATTAGTGTAATATGATATCTTTCTTAAAAGTCGTTCTCCCCACAACGGATTTAATATTTGTCTATCTTCATCCATTTTAATAGAATACATACCATGAAAATCAAAAGAAACAATATTTCCGTTATGATAAGCGATGTTATGATCACTAATATCTTCTACAATGATATTATAAATTAGCATTGCAAGTACAAATTGTAACATACTAACAATAAAGTACTCATCATTATTTATAATACTTTCGCCATATTTTTGTACATAGATAAATGACCATTTATCATTATACTTAATGCTTTTAATTCTTAAAAAGAACAATCTCAAAATTTTTACCTTCTTCTTTAAATCATATGGAGTATCATGTGTAAACGTTTTAAAATATCTGATAGTTTTCGGAATTAGTTTATAAACAAGACCTGATTCTTTATCTAAATAAGCAATTGCTTGTTTTCCTGTTCCGATATGTTCAATATGTGGTATTTTTGCTAATGCATGCAATGCCTTATCTAATTTGCCAGATCTATATAAATTATCTAAATCTTTCGGCAATTGATGACCGTCTTGCATTCTTAGTATAATACTATTATACTACTTAATATTTAATATACTTAATATTTAATGAAAAACAATAAATATAAAAAAAACCATTAAAAACCATTAAAAACCATAAAACCATTAAATACTATTAAATACTAACATTATTAAATAAATGTCAAATATTCCGAATGATTGTGATGATGATATATGGGGAAATAACAAATCTTCAGAATCAATTGTACATATTAGAATTCAACAAAGAAATGGGAAAAAGACTATAACATCAATACAAGGAATAGATGAAAAGTTTGATATAAAAAAGATCTTGAAAGTGTTTAAGAATGAATTTGCATGTAATGGATGTGTAATAGATAATGATGAATATGGAGAAGTTATACAACTTCAAGGAGATCAAAGAAATAATGCGAGTGAATTTTTAATAGATGTTGGTATTTGCAAAAAGTCACAAATTAAAATCCATGGCTTTTAAAAAATAGTCCAATAAAAATAATACATAATTTTTTATTTATTTAAATTCCAAAATAGTCTGTTTAAATTTGTCCTTTTTGTTTCCCAAGGTAGCGTTTCTACCCTCTGTTTGTTTCGTTTATTAGATCAGTTATTAGATCAGTTATTAGATCAGTTATTAGATCCGTTTTTTGTCCTTTTTAGTTTTTTGTCCTTTTAGTCCTTTCAGTCCTTTTAGTCCTTAGATATGGTAGTTTTGTATTTAGATGAAAAAGTTAGATATAGAGCAGAATTAAATAAAAAATTATTCGATTTAAAATTACCATCAATTAGTGATGTTAAACTTGTTCCATTATATTACAGCAATAAAAATTATTTTCACGATTTATATTCAAATATAATTTTCGCGTGCACTGACGGTCTATTATTACCAAAGGGAATTATTGATGTATCTGATGATTTAATTCTTCCACATTGGTTTAATAATGTAAAAGTAGTCGATAAAGATGATAATGTTACCCCTATGATTTATTCTCCTTAAATGGACGTCTCCTTAATTGTTTCCATATAAATCGAATTTTCAACTTTTATCTTTTGTACCGCCATTCTTTTCATGAGTTCTTCAGAATTCTTTCTCATACGATTTATAGCATTCTTCTTACTTGTTTCTCTTGGGTCAATCTCAATATGATTAAGCTTTTGAAGCTTTGTGTATTCAATACTATCAATCTTATTGAGATTAGCAAAAGTTTCTTTAATAGAGTCAAGAAGTTGATCTCTTAAAGACACTTTTACTCTCTTTTCGACATGCTTAAGCGTTATGCCTTTCTTAATTTGATCAAAAAGACTCTTCTTTGAATTGCTTGAAGCACTTGAAGAATCAACATGCTTTAGTGTTATACCACTCTTAATTTGATCAAATATTTCAGTTGGAAATATTACTACTTGTGATATTTTATTAATACTACATGTATTAGTATTAGTAACGTCAGATTCAGTAATTATAGTCCAATTTTCTGGGGTATTCTCTTTTGTATTCTCTACTACTATCTTTGCATTATCTGTTGGAACTTCTTGTGTCCAATAAACGTATGATGTAATATTTCCCATCTTAATATATTAATTATCAAATATTTAAAAATAACTATTTTGTATTTTTTTTAAAAATAGAGAACAACACATGATAAAATGTGCTCTATGGTCATAATTGAATATGGTAAATAAATATAAGTATTATTGTCTTCTTCAGAAAGACAATTATTAAATAATTTAAATGTCTCGTTCTCTTCATTATAACCTACTATGACTGATTCTATACAACCTTTAGTATTAGTAGCATTTATTAAAAGTGTGATAATAACAGAATTACCATTTGAAATAATGTTTCTAATTAATTGAACAATATTAGGATCGTTAATATCTATCAATGTATAATTTTTTAATTTGTGTGATAACTCTTCAAGTCTATTAGATGGTGGTTTATATGTATACTTTGAAATATTAAGAGGCCATGAGGATTCAGAACATATACCATTCTCTTTTACATATTGTTCTATCGAAGCAGTACTGTCAATATAATATTCATTCAATCGTTCGTAATAAAAATGATAAAGTATAGATGATTGAAAATAGCTTTTATCTTGTGTCTTATTAAAGTAGTTTATGTCAAATGAAGTACAGAATGCAACAGAATGTGAACAATTTAATAAACATTGCTTATGTCTTTTAAATGATTCTGTCGCAATTTCGTACACTTTTGGTGCACTTTGCGTACTCTGCGTACTCTGCGTGCTCAGGTGAGTTTTTGAATATAAAAAATTAACTCTGTTAACTGTTCTATTATAATCAAGAAGAGAATAATTTTTAAAACATTCCAAGCTTTTTGATATGTTATTACTTTTATTACTTTTATTATCATCCTCTTTGTTATTTAAAGTATTAAATAAAATAGGTGTTATAATATCTACTCTCTCTTCTGTTTCTGATGTTAGTGATTCTTCTGGTATCGGTGATAATATACATAATGTTAAAAAATTATTATCTGTGTATGACGACTTCTCTGAAAATTCCTCTCCAAGGAAACTACGAAGAGCAGAATGTTCCTCCGGCGAGGGGGTTATGGGGGACAGCTGTCCCCCAGCAGAATGTTCCTCTGGCGAGGGGGTTATGGGGGACAGCTGTCCCCCAGCAGAATGTTCCTCCGGCGAGGGGGTTATGGGGGACAGCTGTCCCCCAGCAGAATGTTCCTCCGGCGAGGGGGTTATGGGGGACAGCTGTCCCCCAAGCTGTCCCCCAGCAGAATGTTCCTCCGGCGAGGGGGACAGCTGTCCCCCAACAATGACATCATGTTCCTCCGGCGAGGGGGTTATGGGGGACAGCTGTCCCCCAAGCTGTCCCCCAAGCTGTCCCCCAAGCTGTCCCCCATCAGCAAGTAAAATAGGTCTTGGTTTTAACATGTTTTGTAAAAATGCATTCTGACTGTGATGATTACTTTGAATATTTTTATTGTTTTGAAGTACTTGTATATTATGCATAATATGTTTTTTATGCTTACTTTTATCACTCTTATTAAGAGGGATTACATTAGTAAGTAGATCCTTATCCGGAATTAATGATCCTACTGCGGAAACAGGTATAGGCTTATGTCTCACTTTATTAGTACTAACCTTAATAACAGGCTTTATTTTAGAATCTGCTTCTTTATGTGATCTATTTTTTTGAATCTTTAAAGTCTTCTGATCCTTTAAAGCCTTTAGAGCATTTAGAGATTTTGATTGATCATTAACACGAGACATATTTTTGTAATATTGTATATCAAATATAGCAATTAATACTTATATACTAAGCAAAATGGGTAATCTTTTTTGTACTATAAATACTCACAAAACACAAAGAGGCCAAAGAACACAAAGAGGCCAAAGTATTGATGAGCATGGTTCACTAATAAATGAAGAAGATGGATGGAGAACATCACTGGAAGATACAGATCATATTCTTAAAAATTTAGAAACAACCTCACTCATAGTATTAGCAAAATATGCACCTCATGTTTGTCATGAGAATTTGCATGATATTGATAATTATAAACTATCAACAATAAGTTACATAGCTTATAAAATATGCTATTGTAGTAATTCTGATAATATTCAAATGTATATGAAATTATATAATGATTATATTGCAAAAAGACTCTCCAAGAAGACTTAAGACCATTAACATTAACATTAAAATATTAGATCTAAGCCCATGAATGCAAACTTTGTGTTAGTGGATTTCTGTTAAATGCTTCAAGAATGTTTGGATCCCATCTCTGATTTCTAGATGGTAATTCATTCTTAAAATGTGTAACTTCGGCGGTATTAATTGGTTTCCTTGTATTACTTATAAGAGAAGATGGATGTATAAAATAATTTGCCCTATCTGAATCTAATTTTTTCACCTCAAGATTAATAGTATCGTTACCTCTAACAATAGGTACACTAACTTTAGTAGGTTCTCGACCTTGTGCAACAACTTCTCTAACAACATTTTGTCGCATTCCGTAAGCATCATCATAAATTCGAGGGCGTTCTTGACCTTCTGCAGGTCCTGCATTTCCAGAATAATAATAATCACTATAATTTTGTCTCTGTGTTTCATTAATATCAAGAGGTGCAGTTTCATACCCACATCCATTTTGTACTACTCCTGCATTCACTCCTCCAAAATATTCAATCTTTTCAGTATTTATTCTTTGAGTTATACGAGCAATATCATTTGGATCGTGTGCTTTATGTCCTTGAACTGATGTAGCTGGTGCAATATATTCATTGTTTTCTGTAGTTTCTTTCACTGTATTACGAGCCTTAAGAGATGGATCATAAACTAACCCTTTGTTACTCAATGTTACTGTACCTGCATATTTCTTAGATTGTTCTGTTGTTTCTCTAGTTGTTGTTTCTGGAGTAATTTCAGATAAAACGTACACTTTTCCATTATGACCAGTTATAATATTTCCACTATGTTTATTATCAATAGTCGTTTCTTTCACAGTATTTCTTGCTCTCAGTGATGGATCATAAACTAGTCCTTTATTGCTTAAAGTTACTGTACCTGCATAATCCTTAGCCTGTTCTGTTGTTTCTCTTGTTGTTGTATCTGGAGTAATTTCAGATACAACATATGTCTTTCCGTTATGTCCAGTAATAATATTTCCAGCATGTAAATTATTAATAGTTGTTTCTTTCACAGTCGTTTCTGGTGCAATTTCTGTTTTATTATAAGTCTTTCCAGCATATGCCAATTGACCTGCATTTCCTGTGTGATCATTGCGTTCAGTTGTCTCCTTTATTGTTGTATCAGGAGTAATAGTTGCCGGATCATATACAATAGATGATGATCCACCATAGACATTTCCAAGTTTACCATCTATAAGATGCTCAGCACGAGTTTCTCGTGCTCCTTGAAGATTATAAACCATTGGTAGAGTATCGCCCGTCGCGTTTCCATATGTACGTCCACTCTTATCGTGGTGCTGTTGTCTATTATCAATCTCATGATGATTATCATTCTCTGAATTAATATATCCATTATGAGCATTTGATTTACCTCTTCCTGAAAAGGCGCTTCTAAATGGAGTGTTTGCTAGATTCAATTTTGTACTAATCTTATTCTTTGCTTGCATGTTACATGGAAGATGTTTTTCTGCGGATTGATCTTTAGCATGACCTGTTTGAAATGTTATGTTTTTACGATTATCTGAAATAGAAAAATATTCTGGATAATGAGCTGGTGCTACTGTATCACCAACTGTTGTAAAATTTCTTTCACCATTCTCATTATGAACATAATCGTGTGGCTTATATACATGCAAGTTCGGTCTTGCTTCTCCTTTTTGAACTGGATCTGCTCCTGCAATAACAACTCCGGTGAATGTTGTTTTTGGATTGACTTGCTCTTGTTCACTAGTTAATGGCATAATTCTTACAACTGCTTCTTGATGAAAACCACCTGCACCTTTGTCTGTATATCCTTGATTTAAACCCGGAGCAACGCGAACTTGTTCAATAGGGCTTTCACCGTGTCTCTTTGTTAAGCTCTTTGAAAAAAGATCTGTAGGACGAGCTTGAATATTTGATTTTATAATGTGTTGAGGAGCTGGGCTGAAAAATTTTTTCACTTCTTGTTTATGTTCTTGATTAAGACGAAAATTTCCTGTATATAGATCAAGAGTGTCATTTAATGGTCTAGAATCAATCACTGTACTCTGCTTTGCATTACCACCATAAAAAGGTACCATATTATTATGAACTAAAGGAGCTCCGTTTGCTTTCGAGGGAGCAGTTATAAGTCTCTCAGGACCTCTATAAGTTTGATCAGAATATTTAACACTTAAATCTACATTTGGATGTGCTATCTGTTGTGCACCATATTTTGAAATGAGTGTATTAAATTTAGAATGATCGTATTTAAAATTTTGTTTCTTTGTATAAGGATTCGGCTGAGTCATAATATTCTAAATAGTGTATATATGCGTCTATATAGAATAGTAAATAAACTACAAAGATAAATAAAACCATATTTAAAAGACTCTGGTATAAGATATAATAATACTCTGGTATAAGATATAAGATACATTTCTAAAGAAATATTGATACCCATTGTGCCTTTGTCAAGGCACAATAATGTTTAAGGCCTTCTTGATTAAGTTTAACATTATGTTCTGGTTCTGCATAAGTCATTAATAATTTCTTGTATATATCATCACTATCGACTGGATTACATGCAAATTTCTCGGCAATCCAAGGTAATTCTGTACTTGCTACGATTGGTACACCTCTGCTAACGAGATCAGCAGAAACAATATTAAAAGTTTCTGTAAATGATACTTGCATTCCAATATCCATTTTCCCACATAATATTCTAAACTCTTCATGATCTGTCCATTGATGATTAATAAGTTTATGTCCTTTATTAGATACTTGTTCAAATAATCCTATTAAATTATGGAGTGCAGGTTCTCCATTCATTTCCATTCTATCAGAATTCACATGAAAATACAGTATAAGATTTTTATCTTTTGCAAATCGTAATGCAGATATTGCCTGAATTAATTGATTTTTGAGAGGACGAACTGCACCAAAACAGCCAATATTTATTATTTTCTTTCTTTTCTCTGTACTAAGGAGAGTACTCTCCTTAGTACTTTGAAGACTCTCCGGAACATAAGATAATCGGAATTCTTTTCTCAAAAAATCTTGTGGATAATAATTTGGCAAATACATAACATCGACTGGTTTATCTTGTTTATACGAGAGATAAAATTTAATCTCTCTGACCATCCTAGGTGCATTAGATGCAACTGTTACATTATTATAATCAGAATATTGACCAATCCATTTCATCGCAATGCCTTCTCCTGCAATAAATGGCAATTCACTATGCAAACGAACTACCCATTGTACTTTTGGATGTAACTTTTGTAATATTGTAAACTTATCAGGAACAACCCATAATGCTTCAATTATTACATGAGTTGGTTTATATTTTGTAACTTCTCTATCAATATCATTATTATCATTAGCAATAAACATTTTCGATTGAATGCCAGATTCAACAAGCATATCATGTATAAATTTTACAGAATTGTAAAGACCTGTTGTGAGTCCGACATAAATATCCGTCTGTGGATCAAATCGTTCACGCTTTTTTAGAATAAATAATAATTTAATTACATCGGTGCTTATATCTGTATTTGTAGAAACTCTACGGCAAGACATGTTGAAACGCTTAATTTATTTATATTTTATCTGTTATTTATTTTCTATATATGCATATAG